TTTGAATTTATAGAAAAATTAAATAATTCATCTAATTATGTATCAGGAATTGCCGATAAGATTTCAACTGGATTAACGTGGAAACCATTAGTGATTTTTATGGTAAAGTTGTGTTCTGCTATTTTTTTGATATATGATCTTAAAATAAATGATATTAAACATATCACATCTATTTTTATTCTCATGTTGCCTAATGATGTCATTAGCAAGTTTGGAGATTTTTTCCAAATCCTGATTCGAGCTATACAAGGCATGATAAATAAATTTACTGTATATAATACGCAAGCCGAAGCTGATAATGAAAATTTAATTAGTAGTTTTTTTAAATTGACTGTTGGTATTTGTGGAAGTTTATTTAAAGGTATGGATGATAATATGTTTAATACGTTGAATATTAGTGGTAAGAAACTTAAATTAGTTTCGGATTATATTAAAAATAGTTCTACAATTTACGAATATGTTTTAAAAATGGTTGAAAAATTGATTGAAATTATAGGAGATAAAATTGTTAAATATTATGGTTATTTTCCTACTTTATTTAAAGATAGTAGAATTGAAAACTTAATTGATCAATATAATGATGTTGTGAATAAAGATTATTTTAATTCATCTATGTCTAATACAAATCATGCTCAAATTTTGGGTAGATTATATAAAGATTTAGTCGATGAAGAAAATAAATTGTATCGTAAAACTTTGAAATATTCAAGTTTAGAGAGATGTAAAATTTTTCCTTATTTACGTATTATGATTAATACATTGGATAAAATTATTAAACAAATACCAATACATGTATTGGGTGGTTCTAGTGCAAGACGTAATAAGCCTTTTTGGCTATATATTCATGGTAAACCTCGAATAGGTAAATCTGCAATGTTTCAACCGTTTATAGCTAATTTATTAGCACAACGTTTAAAATTGATTGATGAATATCAAGAACCACATAATTATTCATATTATCGTAATATGGGTGATAAATATTGGGATACTTATAAGGGTCAGTTGATGATTCAGTATAATGATATTATGCAGAATGTACAAGATGATGAGACTTTAAATTTGGCTTTAACTGAATTAACACAAATTATTGATGATAATCCGTATAGTTTAAATATTGCATTTGATAATAAGGGTCAAGTTTATTGTACTTCTCGTATCGTTATAAGTAATGCTCAATCTGATATAGTGAATATGTCATGGGTTAAAAATAAATGTTGGTCAAATGGTGATCATATATTTGCTAGACGTAATGTAGTAGTTGAATTAATTTTAAATGATAAGTATGCTTATAATAATGGTTTACCAAATTTTATTTTTGCGAAATCTGAAGCAAATGATTTATTAAATTGTTCAAAATTTTTACCTATATATCCAAAAGATATGTATAATTTAAAATTTACTGAACCATTATCTGGTGAGTTGTTATTTAATTTTTCTTTTGATGAAGGCGTTGAATATATTTTAAATAGTGCCCAAGCATATTGTACTGATCAGAATCAATTTAAAGATCAATTATATAAATGTTTTGAACAAACATGGAAAACACAAATGTTTGAGGGTATTGTTAAAATTCCTAATTTTATTAAAGAATTGATTTCTAATCAATTTGCTAGTGAAGTTTATTAT